CTACTGAACTGCTTTCAATAATAATCTCAAACATTGGAGGGTCATATTCCCAAGTACCGCCGCTTTTAGTGACATCGCCTCGTAAAGACCCAGCAAAAGTAACTACACCGCTAGATCTAGTTGCTGTTTTGTTTAGCCATTCTGGAACTGAGCTTAATGCAGCAAATGCATCAACAATAGCTTGCGCAGAATCAGCATTAGATGTGTTAGTAGCAATTACAGTAGAAAACTTAAAGATTTCCGGACGTGGGCCCCCAGTTCTAACAAATTTAACTACTACTTCTCCTGCAGAAGTTGAATTACCATCGGCAACAGTAACTGTACCTTTATGAGATATAGGATCAGCATAATTAGCTCCTGAAAATACAATTACGTTTCTACCGTAAATCCATGGAGATACTTTGTTACCATTTGGAGTACCTTGTACCACACGAATCTGATCTGAATCTGCAATTGTATCACTTGCACCTATAGCTGTAGGTCCGTTTGCAGAAAGTTTCTGAAATGCAACTTTACCGTCTGCTAAAATTCCGTTAGAGTACGAAGCTGAAACGCCCGTACCAACAAATAAATGTCTTGACATTTTTTTTAAATTTTCGGTAGCTTGAAGCTACCATTAATAAAACTATTCATTCTTTGTAACCTCTACTGATGCAGATTGGTATCTGGGATCAGAGATGGCTTCTAATATACTGGCAACTGTCATCGCAACTATCTCTTGATGAGTGTGTTCAGGCAGTTCACAGTTTACCCCCAAAGATAAGGAAATCTCTTTCGGCTTTCTTATGTAAGTTATTTTTACAGCGTCTATTATAAATATATCATTCGTGTAAACATCTATCGACCTACCACGCATTGTTGTCAATGGTGACGTATGCTTTGTAGTATTAAATGGATCGTTTAAAAGCGTAAAAATATCGTCTTGCTGAGAAAATCTATTACCTCGTGTAAGCAGGTCTGAATAAGATATTGGTTCTCTTTTTTCTGAATAGCTAGCGTCTAGTATTTTTCCGTTTAAAGATGTTGGAATAGCTCTTGATATGTCATCTCCTGTGTATGGCGATCCTTCAAGTTTAGATACAGCATTCCCTCCAGAAGCATCCCACTCAAACCACTCATGAGTTACTGTATCTACTACAACAATAAAACTTCCGGGCTCGTACAGAGTTTCAAACTCTTCCCAGTAGATTGTAAAACCAATTCCAGGATTATTTAAAATGTCTTGTTTAATTGCCTCAATATTTGCAGGATATGACGATGGCGACCAGCCAAAAGATTTTAAATTACCTGAAGCCGCCCACACTACAGCAGATTGATCACCTTTAACCATTTGCATACTTTCAATAAATGCAGAATTGTCCCCATTACGATCGGCAGTAACCATAAAATTGTTAAAGTCTACTACAAAATAACTTACAGAAGGCAAGTTAACTAGTGAGTATTCTATCGGCTTACAATTATTGATGTAGACTCTAGAAACTTGGTTTACCAAGTACATGTAGTCAGTAGGAAGTGTAAAAGTATCTACAAAAATATTTTTTTGCAGTTGCTCTTTAAAAGCTGTTACCGCTTCGTACTCGCGTACGAGAGTTCGTAAATCGTCAATACGTTTCTGAGATTCTTCAAATCCTTTACGGTAGATGTTATTCTTGCCGTATTTACTGTTGATAAACCTGAACACACTTTTGTTCAATTCTAAGTCTATCTCTTCGGATAGTAGGCTGTCAGCCTGGAGTGAATTAATCTTATCCACTCCTTGCTGTACAGCGATATGCATCTCAGTTACATTCATATTAAGTCAATGCCAACTCTTTTAATTTAGCCCGTAGGACTGTTAATTTACCGGAATTCTTTTTGTCCTTCAGGTAGATGACTGTGTCGTCAACTGTTTCCCCTAAGACTTCATCTATAAAGATAACCTGATTTCCGATCTTTCGTAAAACTCCTGCAGTAATCATTTCGTCGATTTCTGCTTTCAGCTCTAAGTGCTTGTCAGTTGCAATGCGTAAGAACTTCTTTGGGTTTTTGTTTTTCAACTCGTATAGTGAGTTTTCAACCTGCTCGTCCGTCATTCTTTCCGGATTGCTCTCTGACATCAAACGCAATACACGTTTCATGTTTGCTAAACTAGAAGAAAGTTTAATGAACTCTTTGTCCGCGTCTTTCTTAAGTTTGATTTCATTGTTCTTGACCTTGTCTTCTCTAGTAAGATCTTGGATATAGAATCGCTTGTTAAAATTAGCATCCATTTCCTCTTTGGTCAGTGCTACATGTGGATGTTTAAGTGCGAAATTGTACTTAATGTAATCCATTATGTTTAGTGGGTTATTGTTACCATCTAAACCTACTTCTAGTTCAACTCCTGTAAATCCTACAGGAATAGTCAAATCTGCGTAGAATTGTTTTACATAGCGTGGCCAATCTGGGTGGTCTGGAGCTACGTCAAGAATTCCATTTAGATATTTCTTGTTTTCGTCTGCACTAAATCCGTGCAACGGTTGTCTATTTACATAGACACTACTGAGTTTTGTTGTTGCCTCAGCTCTTACTGCTTTAGGTAAGTGACTATCTAAGTCCTTTCTCCTAATGAAGATTTTTTTACTCATTTCAGTTCTTTTTAGTTAATTGTTATAGGGTGGAAAGAATAACTCTCCTATATTTTAAAGTAAGGATGTGAGGAGCAAAGCTCCCCACAACCTCAACCAAACCAATATATAGACCGCGTTACCGCCTTATTTAGGAAGCGACACACTGAATGTCTAATGACGTGTCAAAACGCTTAAGCGCTAGACCAGCCGTCTTCAACATGTGTACGCTTGCCCCGTCCACGTCAGATGCTCGTGCAGAAGTCGATTCGAATCCTTTTGGAACAACTGAACCGGCTACACACCAACGCATCATCTCACGACCTTTCTTAGAGATCATTTGTAAGTTGTTCTGACCGTCGTAGTTAGACTGATCAACGAACACCATACGGTAAGACTCAAGTGAGTAACCTGTAACAGGGTGTTTAGCACGAGCTTGAGCAACAGCACCGTGATCAAACAATGGTAGTTTTACCACGTTTACAGAGTGTCCGTCGATATGCTCGTACGAAGTAAAGTAACCTGACATGCCTAAGCTACGTCCGCTACCTGTGATGAATCGGTTTTCACCGCCCACTTTCCAATTTCCTGCAGATCCTACAAAGTGATTTTTAAGAGCTTCATCAAACTCACGTGCACCACCCGTACCAGTGTAGAGAGTGATTTGCTTAGTAGCAGCATCAGTCATTCCGTAGAATAAGTCACCGATGATGTTTTTAAGCTTAGTCTCTGTCATAGTAGAGTAAGTGTCCTTGTTTATGATTTGTTGGAACAAACCAGGACCTACGATAACCGGCTGACCGTTTTCGTCTTTCATAGCCGTGTGGCCATTGCCGTCGTAAGTTTTCTCTCCGTACCAGTAGTACATTTCACACTCTTCTTTGAAGTCGAGCATGTGTAAGTACTCTTCGTAGTCCATCCACAACTTGGTAGTAGAACCACCTTTAGTTGGTAAAGAGAACTCAGCTACGTAATCTTTAGCGTTACCAGACATGTGGTAAGACTTACGTACTGTAGTTAGTTTGTTACGTACCATACCTGGAGTTTCCCAGTTAGATGCATTTCCACGAGAGAAATCAACACCTACAGGTGCGAACATTTGAGCCCATAGTGCACCTGCGTTAACATCATTGTCTGGTACAGTTGCTGTTGCTGATGGGTTTACAAGTTGTAAAGTGTATTTCCAACCTGATCCTCCTGCTGCCATTTCTGGCTCCTTCATAATACGAGCTTGCGCACCTGATTGAGATACAAGTACGTAAGGGAATACGAAGTGTTTGTCTGGGAATTCAATTTCAAAGCTTGCTCCTGCAAGTCCAATGTTATCGCTTCCAACTGCGCTTGAAGTTTTAGAAACCGGACGAGTTCTCAAACGGTGTGTTGCCACACGGTACTCATACTCAAGACGGTCAATAGACTTTACGTTACCAACACCTTCAGTTAAGAAAGAAAGTGGGAAACGTTTGTCATCCTTACCAGCTAGGTGAGTAATGATTGGAGATAACTCAGACGGCTTCGAAAGCAAAGCATTTGCAAGACTGTTCATGTCAGTCATCTGTGAGTCGTTATAAAACGTCTTCTGCACAGAAATGTTTGTTCCGTTAATTGCCATTTTTTATCTAATTATTTAAAAGTTATCGCATTTTAAAATTGCCATTTATCATATATCAAGGTCTAGATTGTCTAAGTCAACATTCTTAGAAGGTCGTCGTCCTGCCTTTCGTGCACTCTTAACTCTCTCCTCGTTGCTAGAGATTCTGTCTCTCAATGATCTTGTTGAAGCAGTCTTTGCTTTGGTCTTTATAATTTTCTCCAAGTTGAACCCTTTAAACATTAAATAGTCCATGGCTAACTTGACATCCATTTGCGCCTCTCTATGGTCTAGATCACGTTGCGTGAATCCTTCCTTAGTTACCGGCTTTGACACATAATCAAAGAACTTGCCTTTATCTCGTTTAGGAACTGCTATACCGGCAAACTCATCAGCATCGTTGATAGTTTCGTAAACACCGTTCCAAAATTTTTCTTGCTCTTCGGCCTGCCTTATTCTGTTTTGCTTTTGCTGCTCAACTAACTGTTGTCTTTGAGCACCTTGTTGTTTAGCTAAAGCTTCTTTAGCAGCTTGAGATTTTTGGAATAACTTGCCTGTATCTTCGTAGTCTTCAAGTAATTCTTCAATAAAGTCTTT